CTTTTAACGATATCCGCTAATAGGACACCGCCAGTATAATTCTGAAACGGAGCAGCCATTCAGATTTACCTTAATAAGTTTTGCGATACCCTAATCACGGATAAGGGGGTTAATTTCACAGAAACTAACTATTTTGTTTGAGCCTCTTGCTTGAGCACTGCTGCAAGCTGTGGGTCTTGTTCTGATAGTAGCATTTGTTGTGTTATATTGCCCGTTTTCCATGGGTTTGGTTGGCCTCCACCAGCGTTAGCAACAGGGCTTGGTTTTGCACCCATTCCAGCAGCAGAACTTGGTTTAAAATGATGTTCCCAACCACTGCCAGGATTTTTAAGACTTGTAAGATAATTTGTTAAATCTTGTTCAACTCCACCATTAAGAACAACGACTTTACCTTCAGCATTTTTTTGTAACTTACCTTGTAACAATGCCAGAGTTTGTTCTGCATTTATAGCACCTAAATTACTAATAGCTGCCAGTGCTGTTGTTTTTGTAGAAGCTATCTCATTTGAAGTTTTTAAATCTTCTAATTGTTGAGATAAAGTCATTATCTGTTGCTCTTTTTCTTGGGCTGTTTTATTTGCCTCTTCCCAAAGAGTTTTCCATTGACCTTGATCTTCTAACTCTTGTTTGCGTTGTTGATCTTTTTGCTTGTAAACATCATCAAGTTTTGTCTTGATACCTTTAAATTTTTCTTGTGCTTCAGCAGCTTCTTTACGAGCAGCAGCTACCTGTGCTTCATATTCTGCCTTGATTGTGTCAAGATTTGGTGCTTGTGGTTGATTTGGTTGTGAAGCAGTTTCAGCCACAGGCTGTTCAGCAGGATTCACAGAATCAGGCTGAATTACTTGTTCTTCGATTGCCATGGATTATTCAGTAAGAGGGCTAGTTGTTTTCTTTTTAGCAGGTTTTTTCTTAGTTGCCTTTGGTTTTGGAGCAGGACAAACAACAGGAGCTTCGGGACCATTACCCATCTTTTCAGATGCGGTAGGTTCTACAAGTTCCCATTTATAAGTTCCGTCAGGCTGAAGAACTTTATCTAGGGATTTAGCCATAATAATGTATGTACTTATATATCATCTTATCAAACTATTCAGATTTAGCTTCATTAGCTGAAGGTAGAACTTCTCCCTGTACTAAAATATCTCTAAATTCTTCTCTATCAATGACCTGTTGATCAAATAATGATGTTAATGCTGTAATATCTTGACCAATTAATCTTTCAATATCAAAATCTCTACTTATTTTTACTTCAGGTGGTTCAATACCTACATATTCAGCAGAAAAGTTAAAACATTTTTGCAGTTTCTGTTCTAATTCCATCGATACCATAGCAAGCATAGAGTTAGTGTCTACACGATCTAATCTTCTAGCGTCAGCAGATTCAGCTACAAATTTTTGCTGTGATAAAGTGCTTATACCAAGAGTAGCCATTTGCATTTGTAATTCTTTTATTTCAGCAGATTGAGCATCAAATGCACTTGAAGCTGGTTCTACATAATAAATTTTATTACCAGGCTGAGTTGCCATTGCATAGTTAACTGATATGGCAAGATCTTTTGTTTGATCATCATATCCCTCCATTACAAGCATAGGTTGAGATGCAACGTGCAAGCTATGTATTAAATCAGCTTGTCTTTGAAAATGTGCAAGATTTAAATATGCAATATCAAGTAAAGGTGGTTTACTTACTAAATTTTCTGTTTTACCAGAATAAATAGTAACTAAAGGTATCTCTCCAAGAGAAAAACTACCTGATTCAACCAATTTGTATTCTTGATCTGTGGTACTAGTACTAAATTCACCCATGTAAGAATTATCATCAACATCATACATTGCATCAATTTCATCTTTTTTACGAAATACTCTATAGCTACCAGGTTCTATAACTCGTACTTGGTCAAAAACTTTTTCTCCGAAATCTCCATCAGGTAATACAGCTTTTTCTGCAATCCTAGCTTGTATTAGGTTTCCATAATTAGATTCCCTATCTAATCTCCAACCCAAAAGATTTGTAGGATCAACTTCAATCCAATATGGTCTACGGTTTTGTGATCTTTCTTCAGCCAAACTTAACGCACCAGAAGGTGCTGGATAATCTACAAGGATATGACTCTGACCATAACTAAGAGAACACATTAATATTCTTCTTGCGTATTCATCTAAGTCTGAACCACAACCATCAACATCCATTTTAAAAGTTTCAGTCCAATAAGGATCACCTGTTAAAGTTATTGGTTTTCTTAATACAAGACCAGTAGCTGCTCTTATCAATCTTTGAGTAAAGGGTGAAAATACAGCACGATTTACTCTTGCCATATATGCTGTGTAATCTTCTCTTGGTTCTAATGGTAAAAATGCTTCACTATTTTCTCTTAAATATTCAGTACCTTCAGTAACAGCTTTCATTATTTCCCACCCTTTCATCATGTCCAGAACTGCTCTAGTTCTGGTAAAAGGACTATCTATATCTCCAATATTTGTAGAGGTTTGTACTTTTGTTCTGTAATTACCAGGAATTGAATAAGTCATCTAACACCTCCATCGTTTTAATGCTAACGCTTTTCTTGTAGGTCGGCCTTTACTATCTTTCATTGGACCTTTAACTCCTTTCATGCGAGCACAAAAACTTTTTCTTCTTGCTGCTCTTTTACCTGTAGGGTTCTTTTCAGTAACAGGTGCTTTTAAATTACTACCAGTAGCACGATTATATTTAGCACGACCTTTTGCAGTAAGACCACCCTTCTTAGACTTTTCGCCTCGACCTATAGATAAACTTACTCCTTTACGTCTAGCCATTATCTACCTACCTTTGCTTGTGCCTTTTTATGGGCTTGAGTAAAACTATCTCCTGCTCTCATTCGCCTTTTCATAAACTCCATATGCTTTGCACTATGGTGTTCAGAGTGCTTAGATAATAAAGTTTTTTGACGAGCAGTAAGTTTCACTTCTTTTTCTTTTTCTTAGAACGTAACTTTTTAAAATCAGCACCCGTAATCTTGTCTCTGGGAGGAGCAACTCTGGCTAATTTACGTTGTTTCCCTGAATAAGAGCTTTTAGGCATCTTAAGCGTCTATAGAAGCAGTTATACTTCCACAAGTTTGGAATGAACAACTCACTGTAGTTAGATCACCAACAGTTGTTCCAAAAGATGCACTTGTGATAATTCCATCAAAAGTAAATCCTTTAGTACCAGTGTTAGCTAAATACAACTTAAATTGTGCATTAGCAGATTCCGCTTCAGTGTCTGAAGCAACTAAAATATCGTTAATCAATTCCTGCTCTTTTGAACTTGCAGCCCCCTGAGTGTATTGAAGTTCAATAGTACCTGTACCAGAGATTAATCCACCTGTGTAATTACGAAAGTCATCTCCATGGTCTGTTGTCTCTAAAACATCTTTACTAATGTCTAAAGTCCATGAAGTTGTACCTGCTACTACAGTGGCGTTAGATCCTGCCTTGTCAAAAAGAACAGCCCCTTCTTCTCCACGAAAAAATGCCATGATTCTAAGAAAATTTTGCTTATACGACTATCTTACCTTGAAACTGCGTTTTTCACAGCTATTTTTTCTTCTTTTTACGTCTATGTTGATAAGTTATCTTCTTGCTACCTGTTTTTTCACGTTTAAATCTTGCTTTTTCAGCTGGTGACATCTCTTTTGTTGTCTTAGGTGTCTTACTTGATACACGTTTACTAGGTCTACAGGCAGGATAACCTCGTTTTTCGCCTTTTTGACGACCACAAGGCTTGCCAGTTTTTACATCAACCCATTTTTCTTTGAACCAACGGGTTAGACCACCACTACTTCTTGCCACGTTTTTTAGTTCCCGTACGATAAGTACCACCACGCTTCTTATACTCTCGTACAAGCCATGCGTTAGCGTAAGCAGAAGGATAAACAGCAAACTTACGTTTAGCCTCTGCTTTTACCCTAGAGTATAACGCTTTATTTACAGGAACATTCGCCACGTTTTTTACCTCCCTTCTTCTTTTTCTTCTTCTTTTTCATCCCAGTGTGATAAGGCATAATAAGAATTAGGTATCTTAATATATTCTAAACGAAGTCTGACCTAATGTCTCTGGTTTGGCAAGGTTGAATTGTTGTAGACAAAGATAACCAAAAGCATCAAAAGCATGGTCAACTCCTAGATTTTTATTAGGTAAACCAGTATTTGGTGCATATGTAAGAGTTCTTAGTGCTTTTATCAATTCTTTACAACGAGGATGTATAAAAGTTCTCTGATCTCCATTAGCATCAAGCAAAGCAGTATTAACGGCAGTTATCTTATCTCTTATCTTCCACGGACTTTTCGGACTTAAAACAGTAAAACCAGATCTTCTTAAAATTGTATGATCTGTAACTCCTACTCCACTTGTCTTTCTTGCACTACCAGTAGGGTCAGGACAAGCAATAATTCTTCTATCCACCCCGTATCTTCTTGTAACCTCTTCAGCAAAGTCCCATGTGGTAGCACCTCCTGTCAGCATGATTTCATCAAAGACATATAAATTGTTGTCATGCTTATATGCACAGATTCCTGCCATAGGGTCAACGTTAAAATCTAAACCCAAAAGTAAAGGCATCATGTGTAAATCCTGTACTTCCTTGTCAATATTGTCATCACTGAAGCTAACAGCGACTAAACCAGTAAGATTCTCAAAACTTGCCTCAAATTCCTGTCTGAATGTTCTCGCATCTAATTGTGACCTAGCAGCTTCAACTTCTTCTGGTGCAACATTACCCCCTTCAATCGTTGTAAAACTCCATCTTTTCCAATCATCCCACTCTTGTTCACCACAAAAACACCACATATCATAAAACCAACTGGCAGTGCCATCAGGAGTGCTAATAAACAACGCCCACCCCTGCTTATCCGCTAGAGCAGGTCTAATCACTTCTGCCCATACATCTCGATCCATAAAGGCTGCTTCATCCAATACAACCCCTGCTAGGCTTCTTCCCCTCAACGCCATTGCATTCTCTGTACCCTTCAACTCAATAGTCGATCCATTTATCAACTCCAACCTTAAATCTGTTTCATTTTTACTCTGTACCCATACTTTTGGCACTAATCTCTTCAATTCTTTCCACGCAATATCCTTTGCCATCCTATAAGTAGGAGCACAATAGAAATACACCTCCCCAGGTCGATTGATAGCTCCTCTGAGCAGTTCAATACAGGATAAATATGATTTACCAAACCTTCTTCCTGCAACCAACACCCGAAATCTTTTATCACTATTAAATACCTCACCTTGTGCGTACCTTAAACTGATTTCTGGTCTGTTTTTTACCGCCATACACTAAAAAATAACAGAATTTTCAATCTATACCCCCTATTTATAGCCTATTTCCGCATTTTTAGGTTATAGTTCGATTATTAACACCTCTCAGATTAAGTCCGTGGCTTCTTCTACTTTCCCAAACGATATTACACCTCCAGTAGCTCAAGCGAATAAAACTCGCAGACCTAGATTTGTAGCTCGCTCTACCGCAGAAAAGGTTCAAGAACGTGCTCAACGCTTATATTCACGCCAACTAGACGGTAAAACTACTCGTCAACTTGTAATCGAACACTCTAAAATTGAACAAATATCAATAACAACAGCTTGGGAAGATTGGGGTAGAGTAAAACACTGGAACACCGAAGATTGGGATAAAGATAGAGAAAATATGCTCCCACGCTTACAAGCTATGAGAGTACGTTTATTTAATAAAGCTATATCAAAAGGTCAGCTTCAAACAGCAGCACAGATACTAGATTCCCTAGGCAAAGTGATAGGTGAATCTGTAGAGACAGTAAACATTCAAGCTCCAGAACTTTCAATAAAAGTCGAATCAAAGTAACGAAGATTTAGGATATATATTTAAGTTGCCCGCCTTTGGCCTGAGCAAAAAATTTTTGCAAACACTCCCCCATATACCCTCTAAGGCGCCTCTGTGCCTTTCTAATAGCACTCTAATAGCATTTAGGTGTAATAGTACCTTAGAAAATATCGCCTCTCTGAAGCGATTCTTAGAGGACTTTGTAATATACTTAATATATATTGATTTAATATTAGAGTTATGGTATTGTGATATTAGCTTAAATAATGGGCGTGTACTACATCCAGTTTTTGAGCTACCGTATTTCTAAAATCGGTTATCAGGTAACACATTTTTAAAAATTGGTTATCAGGTAAACGCAAAAGGAAATACAAAAAAAGAAACTAGAAAATCCATCCTTCCTTCCTTATGACAAGAAAAATTCTTGGTATTGTTTTTATCGGAGCTGGTAGCTCATGGGCTATGGAATCCGATACAGTACCACTAGAAGTTATTGCTTCAAGAGCTGCTAAGAATACAAAAAATTCTTGGAAGCATTTATACAAATTTCAAAAAGAATATTTGTGTCCAGTACATCTATATGATGTTACCAAAAGCGATGGCCTCTGGACTTGTCACCAACACGGTGTAATACATCCAATTTTAAAAAGTGGCAAGATAGGCAAGAAACCATGTAAATTTCTTAAAACAATTAAGGTAGTTTTATAACTACCTTTTTTATTCCTTCCTTTTTACCTTCCTAAAAATTATGAGAACTAAACTTTTACTAGTTGCCTTCCTTTTATTAAGTTGGCAGAGTTATGCGATTATTTCAACTTTATATAATCGCTTAGATGCTCGCACAAATCAGATTGAAAAATTACTTCAGGAGCTTTAAACATGGGTATGACTAATCCTGATTATTACTGGTGGAAAGAAATCACAAAAAGGGATCAAAAAATTATCTCTCTTAATGATCAATTAGCGGAAGCTAACCACCAGATAAAAAAATTAAAATTACAACTAGAAACAATTAACCACCCATTAAAAAAATGAAAACAAAAACTTTTGATTTTACAACACACAAATACAAAAAAGTTATTTTTACAATCGATTCTGATTATGAAGAACTTGTTGATGCTGTCGACCTCGAATATACAAAAAAAGGTTATGACTTAAAAGTTAAAACCTTTTTAGATGCTGAAGAATTCCAGAGGTTTTATGATCCTGATCCTTACAACTTCGCTTTTAATACTCTTAACCCAGAGTTAGCTGAAACTTGCTCAGAAGTAAATATATATAATCCTTCAAAAGAGGATTATGATAATTATTTCTTAGATTAAAAATAAATTTACCCGGATAAGCTCCGGGTATTTTTTTATTTACCTATTCTCAATAATTTTTTTTATTGAGAATAAAAAATTCCTGGACTAAAAAAAAAATAAAAAAAATTTAAAAAAAAATAGACTAATAGTAATTAATAATATTTTGAATGAATTTTTGAATGCAATTTTGAATGTAAAAATTGAATGCAAAAATTGAATGTTTTTTTATTGAATGTTTTAAATAATACTTTAAAAATAAACTATTAATTGATATCATATTAATGTAAACATATTTATTTTTTAACTATGAATCACACATTAACAGTAAGTGCAGCTTATGGCCGTGACTTTAAAAGTAAAAAAGAAATTCTAAATTA